CCCCCCCCCCCAAAAAAACGCAAAAAAGCGGCCCGCCCGATCATGGGCGGGCCGGGGTTGTTTTAGTCAAGCGAAACGTCAATGTCGCCAATCGGGAAGTTGAGCGTGTCGCCGTCGTTGATCGTCGCCGGGGTGATCGCGTCCCACGCAAGCAGGTTGCCCGCTGTCGCCGCGTCGAAGATCCCGACCGCGACAATCGAACCCCAATTCCCGCCAGCGGCGGTGAAGGCCACCGCTCCGGTGTTGCTGATCGTCCCGCCCGCGTATGCGCCGAAGGTGATCTGTTCGCGGGCGTATCCGTTGGCAACTACCAACTCCGTGCCTCCGCCCGCGTCCGTTGGCGCGGCGGTATAGAGCGCCAGATAAACGCCCGCCGGGCTGGTCAGCGCGGTGGACACCAAGCGGCGCATCCCGTGGCATTGAAAGCCGCGCCTCCGCGTAAGAGGCGCAGCCCGCATCACCAATCGCTGTCGTTCCGGCGCAGCCGCTCGTTAGGATCGCCATCGCGGTCGATGTTGCGGCGGCCCGCGTCCAGCCTTTCCAGCGTGTCCTCATTCCGATCATTTCGTTCATCCCCTTTTCCGGCGGCCCGCCCCCGAAGGAAGGCCGCAGCAACGGCGACGATCACCGCCCCCGCCGCTGCGAGCCATAGCTTGATGCGAGAGAGGATCATTCCTCACGGCCCCGGACAAGCCACCAGACGCCCGTCAGGGCCGCGATCACCAAGATCGCGGCTAGGGAATACTGAACAGGTCCATCGCCTGTCATGGCCGCGCCTGCGGACCCCATGAGGCCACCAATCGCGGACAGTGCCGCCGGGTTGGTGAACATCCGGGCCGTCGTGACCGCGGCCCGCTCCCCGCCCTCTGCGCGCCCCTCGACCGCGCCAGCGACCTGCATCGCCGGGGTGACGGGCAGATCGCGCGCCCACCGCGACGCCGTGTTGCGTACGTCCGCGACGCGCGCCGTCCATCCGCGCGCGAAGGTAGGCCAGTGCCGCAGGCTGCGCATGAAGGCCAGCCGCCGGTCGCAGTATCGGTTGATCAGGTCAGTGGGGTCTTGCTCCCGGGAGAGCCGGATCGTCTGGTTCCCGACGATCCCGTCCTGCGTCGCCCCGATCATGGCTTGCAGCCATTTCGCGGCTCGCCCCGGGCCGGAATTCACCGCCGCGTCGAACACGCAATAATCGACGCCCGACGGCAGATCGTCCGCCCGGACCGCGTCCCAATACTGAAAGCGGTAGATTGCAACGACCTCGTCCGTCGTGATCTCCCGGACCGACCGCGTCCGCAGCCCCTTGCGCCGCCGGTAGTCGTCATAGGTGCGCTGCGTCACGCCCCGGTTGGTCGCACCGCCGGGGTCGTCGGGGTGGTTGACATAGCCGCCCTCGTGGACGGACAGGAGCGCGAAGGCGCGATCAAAATTGCTCTCCATTGGGTAGTCTCCTTTTTCAGTCTGTTATGACCGGGGCGAACGCGCTGATCAGGCTCGTCGCCAGCGCGATCATCGAAACGAACAGGGCGTAGCGTGCGCGCGTTTCCGCCCGGTCCTCGTCACCCTGCGCATCCCGAGCGACGACCCTCTCGATTTTCAACTCGTTCTGATGTGCGTAATTGACCGCATCCCGGACGCCTTCCAGCCGCGTCTCGATCCGGGCGATCCGGTCCGTGACCTCCGCCCGGTGCTGTGCGGCCTCCTCGATGGCCTTTCCCACATGCGCAAGCTGCGAGGCAATCTCGCCCAACTCGCGGTGCAATTTAGCTTCGTCCATTCCCGGCCCCTAAAAACTGCGCGCCCGAGCCGCGAGCCTGCCCTCACACCCCCAGCCCGGGCGCTACGACCCCGGGGCCTATGGCCGGGGGGTCGGTCTGAAAACTGCCCAAAAGGCGACCCCGACGAATGCCGCCTTCGCGATCAGGGCGGGGGCCTTCCCGGCCCGCGCCCCGTCATACCATTCAGCGGCGGCCTGCGGCCTGCCGTAGACGCCCGTCTCCAAGAGGAAGTCGTGGACGAGCGCCGCGAGGAGAAACCGGTGGTCGTCCGGGTCGATCAGCCATCGCGCAAACCACGGAACACTGCTCTCGAATTCAAAGCCGCACGGGATCGTCACCCAATCGCCCGACCCCTTGCGGCCTACCTCCCAATCAAGATCCTCGACCAAGCGCCACCGGCGCTTCTCACCGCGCTCAAACCGTGGCGCTACGCCGCTCCGAGCGGCTGCTTTAACTCCAGTGTCGTTATCCATCCGCCAGACCTGTTCAAACTGTGCGTGACCGCCTCGATCCGATACGCGCCATCAACGCCATCGCGCGCCCCTTCCACAAGACAGAGCGCATCCGGAACCGCCTCGTTGTTCCCTTCGATTGTGATCGTGCCTTCGCCCTGATCTCGCTCGCTGGTCGCCTTGTCGCTGTCCGTTTGCTGGTCGGTTTCGAAGTCCCACGGCTTCGAAAACCGGAAAGCGTGAAGCGCGTCCACGTTCAGATTGATCGCCCGGTCGGCCAGCTTCCACTCCGCCTCCCGCATGTCATACCAGCGGCCACGCGCCACGCTGAACTGCGGTCGGCCAAGCTGCGGCGCAATATCCCAGTGCTGCAGGTTGTCGCCCCACCGCGCGGTCAGCACGGTAGGGTAATCCCCGTTCCGCTTGGACAGGATCGCGCGGTTGCCGACGATCCGAAAATTGCCGCCGACCTCACGCGCCAGCCTCTCGCCCATGTGGATGAAACTCTCGTCGCGCATTTCGAAGTAGACGCGTTTCAATCCTGCGAGCGCCGGATCAATGTCCACGGACGCGATGCCCGCGAAGGCCGCCGCGTCTGACAGGATGGCGGAAACGGTCGTTTGATCCCAATGCCGCTGTTGGCCTTCCTTCGGCTTCTTGCCTCGGTGTCGTCAATTTCAAGGTCTGCCGTGTCGGTGTGCGTCCCCACCTTGTCAGCAATTCTCATCCCGATCAGTACCGGCTCAAGGACAGGCGTGATGTTCGTCCCGGCAACCGTCACGTCGAAGATCGCGCGCTTGTATGTCATAGGCCATCACCATAGCTTGATCGGGTCCTGCCACGTCCGGGAGCGGGGCTGCGGTATCGGCAGGTTGAAGGTCGTGCCAACCGGAAGGAACTGGCCTAGATCGGCCAGCCCCGGGTTTTCGTCATAGACTTGCTCGACAAGACCGGGCATGGGCCGCTTGAAGCGCCGCCAGACGATTAGGGAGACGGTAATTTCGTCGCCTTCGACTGTGATTTTCTCGGTCAGGCCCATAGGAACACGTCCGCCAGCGATGAAAAGAAGTTTCCGGCTGCGGGCTTATCAGCCCGCTTCACCTTGATATCGACGTCGATCACCTTGCCGACGCCTTCCCGGTCGAGATAGGTTGACAACTCAGTCACGTTCAGGACCACCACCCACCCCATGACGAAGCCGTCGCCCCGCATCATGTATTGAGGACGGCCCGACGCCCGGACCGAGTAGAGCGTCGCCAGATCGTCAAGGCCACCGAACTTCTCCGGGTATAGCTTCGCCTTGATCGACCAGCTTTCCGGCCCCTCGCCGACAAACTCAAGCGGGGGGCGAACGCCGAGGACGGGCTTCTCCGCGAAGCCCGCCTCATGCCCGTGGCCGTATTCGTTCGTATTGAACGGATAGACCTCAAACTGCACCGGGCCGATCATCATCAGCATTTTTGACATGGGTCTCTCCTATCACGCGAAGCGCATCGACGTGTCCGCAAACACGCCCCGGAACGCCTCCCGAACTTCGGACCGCATCACGTCACGCATCTGCGATGCAATCTGCTCCGCGTCCTCCGCCCGGGTGTTGTGGAACGTGAATTGAGGCGCGAAGTGGACCGTCGCCCCGGTCGCCGCTGCCGCTTGGCCGTGGGGGTGGACGTATCCATCCCGCTGCGCGGTAATCAACTCCGGCCCCCTCTCGCCCACCAGATAGCGCCCACCGCGCGTTATAGGCCCCCCGGCGGCCCTAGCCCCGTCGATAGGCGCTTGCCCCCCAGACGGGGCGCTCCGGGCCGCGTTGATGCGGTTTAACGCCGCTTCAAGGCGAGCCACCGTCGCCATTGCCTCGTCGATGCTGTCAGTGATGATTTCAGGCGACGCGCTTTGTTCATCCACCGTTTGCAGGGCTGCGCGCAACTCCTCGGCCCGGGCTTCCGTGTCCGCAAGTTTTTCCTCCACGCTTTCCAGATCAGCCCGCAAGGCCCGCAATTCTGCGTTCTTGTCCTGCGTCGCTTTCCGGTTGGTTGCCTCCCGGGCCTCGACCGCGGCGATCCGCGCTTCAAGCGCCTCGCGCTCGGCGCGCAGGCGCGCGATGGCGTCGTCCGTCGGGAGCGGTCCAGACCCGGTAATCTCGTCGATTGTGTCGAGCGCCGCCTGCAATTCAGACGTCGGCTCATCGCCGCCAAATAGCTTGCTCCACCACGCCGGGGGTTCCGGCCATTGGATGATGCTGGACAGGTCAATCGAGCCGATGGCCTCAATGATCTGCCTCGGGATATACGTCACCCAATCAATGAAGTCGTTGAAGGCGCTCTTGAGCGTGTCGATGATCGCGGTCGCGACCTCTTTCGCCCGAGCCTCAATGGCCGCAAACTCGTCAGCACCCAAGTCCTCCTGCTTGAACAGGCCGCCGGAAAACAGGTCTTTGATCCCCTGCCAGACCGACGCGATGGCGTCACCGAAAGCCGAGAACGCAGAGGCGATCCCGTCGATGATCGGCTCTATGATCGGGAAGGTGTCCTTGACCCAATCCAGCGCCGGTTGCAGGGCGTCCCCTATAGCCGAGGCGACCCCGGACACAATTGCGCTGATCCGGTCCCAATACTTCCACGCTGCCGCGATAGCCGCGACCGCCGCCGCGACCCCGAGCCATACCGGGGCGCTGATCGCGCCGATGGCCCCTACGACGCCCATGATGGCACCCTTGGCCGCCGTCAGCCCGGTCACGCCCGCGATCCCCTTGAGGCCCGCCGTGATCTTGCCGAGGCCGGTGATCTGCGTCCCCGATAGTTTGGCGAGCGAGGATTGATAGGCGATGTTTTCCGCCGCCGCCCGGGACAGGACGCCGACGGTGCTGTCGAAGGCCATCAGGCCCGCCCTGATCAGGTGCAGGACGCCCCCCTGCCCGAGAAGGCCGAGGTAGCGGAACGCTGAAATAGCCACCCGCAGGCCGATCACCGCTGACGTAACGGCGAAAATTGTCCCTGCAAGGTCAGGGTTGGCCGCTACCCATTCCGCGACTGCGGTAAGGATCGGGCGCAGGTTCTCCATCACGCCGGTCAGGACCGGCATAAGGCTCTCGCCAAGCGCAATGCCTATCTCGGTGATCTGGTTCTTAAAGGTTTGAAGGCTGCCGCTGAACGTCTGCATCCGGCGCTCGGCCTCATCAAAAGCCGAGCCATCGAACGCGCTTTCGTCCGCTACATACCCGAGGCTCTCCCGGATCAGGTCAAGGTCTCGCATAAGCGGCCCAAGCGCCCGGGCCTCGTCGCCAAACAGATTGGAAATTGTGACCGCCTGCACCTCCGCCGGAAGCGCCTTGATCCGCTCCAAGATGTCGAGCGTCGTGCCGACCGCGTCCTCCTGCATCCGGGCCGCGACGTCCACGCTATCCAGCCCGAGCGATTTGAAAGCCCCGGCCTGACGTTTGGTCGCGCTCGCGCCCTTAGTCAGCGCCCGGCCCATGTTGCGGAACGACGTCGCCGCGACGTTGGCCTCGGCACCGGACGCGATCATCGCGGAGCCAAACGCCGCGCTTTCGGTCGCCGCGAAGCCGTAGGTCTGCGCCGTCGCCGCCGTGCGCAGCATGAAGTCTGTGATTTCAGCCGCCGTGCTGGCTTGCTGGTTTGATAGGTGGTTGAAGCTATCAGCGAGCAGGACGACCTCATCGACCGATAGGCCGAGGGCGGTCTTTAGCTTCGCCATGCTGTCACCCGCCTGCCCGGCGGAGATATCGAAGGCGACGCCGATCCGGGCCGCCGCGTCGGTGAACTGGATCAGATCGTCCCCGGCGATCCCGGCCTGACCAGCCGCCGCCGCGATATTCGCGAGGCCGTTGACCGCCGTAGGGATTTCGCGGGACAGGTTTTTCAGGGACTGCTCAAAGTCTGCCAGCGCCTCGGGGCTTTCAAAATCGACGACCTTGGTGACGTCGGCCATCGCGTCCTCGAAGCCCATCGCGGCTTCCATCGGTCCCGTGATCGCCGCGCGCAGGGCGTAGAAGCCCGCCGCCGCATCGAGCATCCCGGTCCGGGCGTTGGCGAGGCTCCGCTTGTTACGGGCGAGCGCCCCGTCAAGGCGCTCGCTGAATGAAAGGGGGGTCTGATTGTTTTCGCGGGTGCTGCGCGTGATCCCGGACAGGCTGGACGCGACCCGGCGCGCAGGCTCGGACACGCGGTCCAGCAACTCGATAATCAGCCTTGAGGTTTCCGTCGCCATGTCAGCGCCTCCGCTTGGGGATTAGGGCAGCGGCGATTTCCGCCGCCTCCTTATGCCACTCGATCAGATCGTCCCAATCCATCTCTAGGACCGCCGGGATAGGCGTGTTGAGGAAGTGAGCGACCTCAGCCGCTACGCCGCGCCAGTTTCCCGGCGCGGCCCCTTCGGGAAAAAACCGGCCACCATTTCGGCCAGCACGGTGAAGTCGTCCGGGTCAATCTCATCAATCGCCTCTGCGGGTAGTCCGGTCAGGAGTGAGATCATCAAGACGCTTTGCTCAAACTCGTCATTCCCCGCCGCCTGCATCGCGCGCAGGTCTTTGACCTTCGGGCGGCGCATACTGACCTCGCCGATCTGACGACCGTCATGCTCGATGGGGAATTTCAGGGTGTAAGGCTTTAGTTTAGGGGCAGTCATAGGTTTATCCTTTGAGGGCAGTTACAGGATCAGAAGCCGTTGGGGATGCGCAGGATTTGGCGCTCGTCGCCATTCTGGCTGGTGCCGTCCACACGCCAATCGGTCGTGAAGAAATCCCAGTAGTATTTCTCGCGACCGTCATAGTGCAACTCGTAGTGCATGATCTCTTGGATCGCGTACTCGTAGCCCATCAGATCGCCACGCTGGAAAGCGTCAGCGCCGACCCGGCCAAGGCGTCCTTCAAAGACGGCCTTGGCTTCGATCAGTGTTCCTTCCCGCTTGTTGCGGATGCTGCCGTAGGCCGTGAACTTCTTGCGCGCCCGCGCGCCGAGGCCGAACTTGGACATGGCGTCCGCGTCCCACCCGGCCAGCTTGAAACCGGCTTCCAGTTTCTCAATGCCGAGCGAGACCTCAACCTTCAAGAGCGAGCCGCCGGGGTGATGGTCCTGCGTCATTTCCTGCAAATTCGGAAGCTGCAACTCGGTCAGCGTCAGGTGCTTGGATTGGGTCGGGTCTTCATCCCCGAGAAAGAGGTTCGCCCCCTCCATGATGAAAATGTTGCTCATTTGTTAGTCCTCCAAAGGTCCAGAGCGTTTCGGGAGCGGCCTTAGCCGGTAATCGTGGTGCCGATCTGCGCGAGCAGGTCGTCAAGCAGCGTATCCAGCGCCGGGCGATAGCGCGCCGACTGAACGCCGAGGTAGCGCAGTACGGGGGCTTCTTCCGCCGCGAAGTTGACCGTGAAACGGCCCTGCCGCAATTCCTCCGGGCTGTTCTGGTCGCGGGTAAAATTGATCTCGAAGCCGAGAATGTCGCCGTCCGCCTTGAGGCTCCGAAGCCCGCTGTCCATCGTGTTGAGGACCGCTTGGATCGCCTGCCCTGTGATGTTGAACCGGCCAAGGTAGTAGCGCAGCGTCCGAAGCAGCATCAGGTGGATGTAATCCCGCCCCCGCGTCACGTTGTAGAACCGCCAGAGGTCGTCCTCGCCCGCATTGTCGGTGCCGACGTAGACGAAGCCGCCCTGCGCGATGGCACTTTCCACACCCATCTCGCCGCGCAGGATCACGCCCACGTTTGCGGACAAGAGGCGCTGCCCCTCCGTCGCGCCGTCCGTCAGCGAGAAGCCGATGGAACGCGACGGCCCGAGAATGCCTTGAAGCGGCTGGTTCGCCCACGAATGGAACGGGCGGCCCTGCTTCTCGTGATCGCGGCGAACGCCGACACCGATGATCGCCGGGGATAACGCCGACACCGATGATCGCCGGGGATGCGGGCTGCACCACTGTCATGCCGTCGTCCAGAACCTTCACCGCAGGATCGACCGGGATGAGGCGGTCGCTTTGCATGGTCTCGCGCCAATCAATCGCCGCCTGCTCGGTCGTGGCCGGGCCATCGACAACGGCGTGTGCGAGCAGCTTTTCGCAGATCGCCGGGAGCGCCGCGCAGACCGGGTTCGCCGTCTGCGGCGTCGCCTGTTGCGATGTGTAGCCCGGGGCCAGAAGCAGGCGCGGGATCACGCCAAGATCGGTGCCTGCGGTCAGGAACGCATTGAGGCCGGTCGTGATGCCGTCGCCGACGATGTTCGCAATCGTGGCGTCAGCGTCCACGCCCTCGGCCACACGAACCACGACAACCTTCGCAGCCACTTGGAACTCGCCAAGCTGGTTGTTGATAAGCTGCAAGCTGTCAAGCAGGGTGCCGTCCTCGCCAAGATACCCAAGTTTCGTCGTGTCGTCGGAATACATGAACACCGGAGTGTCCAGCGGGAACGGCTCGTCAAGGCCGCCGGTCAGCTTAGCCGCCGCGCTGGCCGTAACGACGCCGGTTCCGTCTCCGCCGGTCGGATAGGTGACA